GGATGGACAAGATATGGTATTAGTAATGGTTTTAATAATCCTGTTGGTGGAGAAAGCGTGGGGCTTGAGTGCGGCGCATGGAGTGCTGGCTTGGGTAGGGGAAGTTCTTGTTGTGGAGATGCTGATACTGGACGAGCAACTATTAGTTATAGTATAACAAATTGTCATTATACATTCACTATGATAGGACGAGTAGAAAACGCTATAATAGGAGGTGCGACTCTTAATTTTGATTTTCCCGATCCTTTTAATTGCAATCCTGCACCGAATGATATCGCATATGATAATTCTCCAGTTGCAGCAACATTTTGTGATTGTAATAATCCAGATTTTTGTAATTATGGGGGTTTTGGTAGTCAAAAATGCGTAAACTGTGAGACACATTTTAATAATTGTGTTTATATAGTAAATCCTAATAGTTTGGAAGATTGTAGATTCGCCGATTATATTGGATGCTGTTGTCAATTTTGTGCTGGGGACACATTTCAACCAAGAAATTGTGGTAATTGTTTTTTTCAACAAGAAGAGGTGCAAAGTGGTGAATCTTTTATTACAACTTCTACATCAACACCTGCCGTTATTTGGGAAGTTATAGAG